GCTTGGGATTGCAAGCAGCAAAGGTTTACTAGGCCCTTTTTGGAGAGGCAGCACGGTCGGCAGTCGGTCGGATTGGTTGGAAAGCGAATCATGGAGGTTGCGATGATCACTATCCCTGTAAATAACGCTCTCGAACGCGCAAAGCTCGAAGCCATTGAATGCGCTGAGGTTCATGGTGGCCAGTGGGCAGTTGTAATTGGATACGACGATTACGACCGCTTGTGCTGGACGCCGGTTCCACTTGCCGAAGTTGGACATTACGAAGAGGCCGTTTTTATCACCAGGAAGTAAGCAGTAAAAGCAAGCGACACCCTTACCCCAGGAGGATGCCGTGGGCATTTCAGGACGGGTACGCAGTCTGCGGATGGATGAAGAGGAGTCAGGCGTGGCCGATTTCGTACAAGACAAGTTTTGGCCCTTCACGCAAACGTTCAAGGACACCGTAATGCTCTGCCTGCGATTGGTTAAGCACTTCATCGTGAGCGGCAGTTTGGGCGACATCGTAGAAGTTTGTCAAAGAATACGCGGTACTACTTCGTCTACACAGATGAAGCTGAGTTTCCCGCCAGCCGAGGGGCACAGTTTCTTTCCGCGAATCAGCAACCGCATGGAGGCCGAATGAGCAAATCAAACGAAGTGAGCACGAGTAGGCCGATAGACACGCTGGCGAAGAAACAAGGTCAACCGAGCGAAGCACATAACGCCGGAGTACTGGCCGGAGCCGAATGGAGACTGATGCGCGAGTTTCGCAAGTTCGCCAACACCATCTCCGATACTGAGCGAGCGGACTTTTTTGACGGCCGCAATAGTGACATGTGGATGCGCGCTTTCGCAGAACAGCTATCCAAGCCGAAGGAGTTCGCTAGCAATGATTAGGCGCGACATCTCGCTCACGGGCTGGCAGGTGGTATGGGCGATGGCCAGTGTAACACTCGGAATGTGGCTCGGAATCTTAAGACTGTTTCTTTGGGCAAGGAGCTAAACCATGTGCAGCGCATGCAGCGGCGATTACGAAAATCCAGACATGGAATTGGGAGTTGATGCCACGGACGACGAGGCCACGCTGATCGTTACGCAAGCCGATGAACGGCTGAGACGCGGCCAGGAGCTAACCAAAATCCTGATGAACAACCTTGGCGTGAATCCGTTTCGGCCGGTGAAGCCGTGAGGGTGTTCTTCGGCAGCCTCGTTTTGCTGCTGTCGCTTCTGGGGCTGGCGCACTGTTCGCTCAAGCTGTGGTGGTCAAACCAGCGGCACTGAGGCATTCGATGGCTAGCGCACGGGGAAATTGGAGCCGGAGGTGAGCTTGATCTACCGCACGCACGGGCCGGTATGCGACTGCGGGCTGTGTCGGCGGCTGAATCTGCATCAGCCCCGGCTGCGCATAAAGCTGATTTGCTGGCTGATCGACCGCTGGCGCTGGCTGAGGTGGTTCTCGTGGCAATGATGAACCGTGAATGGCGCTCTGTCCTGGTCGTACTGCTCATGGTCATCGCGGCTGTGGGCTGGGTTGCATTTGTGGTGCTGCCGTGAGGCAGAAACTTTTTGCGGCGGCTGTTTGGATTGCGGTGCTCTTGTGGGCGGCGTTGATTCGATGACGCCCGACCAGCTACTGACGGAGTTCGTGGTGCTGCTGGAGGAGACCTGCCATCCGCGCTATGACCGCGTTTCCGGGGCCTGCGAGCCGATCACGGCAGAGCAGTGGGATGTGCTCAGCGACCGATTCTTACAGTTGTGCGCGAAGACGAGACCTAGAGAGGTGGCAAATGAGCGAACAAGTACAGGAGTTTGAAGTTCCGAAGGCTGTTGAGATTGTCAAACCTGCTCCGCCAGCGGCTCTGACGCCTATCGAGTTGGTGCGCATGGCGGTTTCTCAGAATGCCGACATCGACAAGCTGCAAAAACTCATGGAGTTGAATGAGCGATTTGAGGCCAACCAGGCGCGTAAGGCGTTCGAGGAAGCCTTTGCCGCGTTCAAGCGCGAGGCCCCCAAGCTGGAGAAGACGAAGGAAGTCGGCTACGGCGCTGGCGAGAAGCGCACGGCCTACAAATACACGCCGCTAGACCTGATCGCCAACACGCTCGGGCCAATCCTTGGAAAGCACGGCCTCTGCTACAACTGGCGGCAGGATTCCACGAAGGAATCCATCACCGTCACCTGCATCTTGCGCCACACGCAGGGGCATTCCATCGAAAACGTGCTGAGCGCGGGAGCAGATCCCAGCGGCTCAAAGAACGCAATTCAGGCCATCGGTTCAGCCGTGTCTTACCTGCGTCGCTACACCTTGCTTGGCGTGCTAGGTATGGCGACAAGCGACGAAGACTCCGATGGCGTGACCATGCAGGAGGCTGCCGACTTCATCGCGCACATTCAGGAAGCTTCGGACATGGAAGAACTGGAGAAACGCTACAAGGAAGCCATCAAGACGGCGCTAGGTGCGCAGAGCCCGAAAGCCGTGAAGGTCTATATGGAAGCGCGGAAGAAGCGCCAACAGGAGTTACAGGCCGCATGAGAACTATTGAATGTGGCGGGCAGGGAACAGAGCGATGGTTCGAGGCGCGCCTAGGCAAGCTGACGGCTTCGCGCATCTCGGATGCCATCGGGAAAGCCAAGCGCGAATCCACTGGCGAGTTGCAGGCGCGACGTAACTTGAAGCTGGAGCTGGCGGTGGAGCGCATCACCGGCCGCACGTCGGAGCACTTTGTTTCGGAGTGGATGGAGCGCGGCAAAGAGATGGAAGACTTGGCGCGTGCGGCCTACGAACTCGCCACTATTACGACCGAGCGCGTTGACCTCGTACTACACCCGACGATTGAAGGTGCAGCGGCTTCGCCGGACGGGTTGGTAGGTGATGACGGCTTGCTTGAAGTGAAGGTTCCAAAGCCGACGACGCACGCCAGCTACCTCTTAGCCGAAGTCGTGCCTGAGATATACCGCGATCAGATGATGTGGCAGATGGCCTGTACCGGGCGCGCTTGGAACGATTTTGTCTCTTGGTGTCCAGACTTTCCGGCGCCGCTCGATCTGTTCATTGTGCGCATGGCGCGGGACGACAAGCGTATTGCGGAGATGGAAGTTGAAGCAGAGAGGTTTCTGTACGAAGTGGAAATGATGGTAAGGCAGTTGAAAGGCGGCATCGCGGAAGTGCTGCGTGAGAGTTTGGTGCCACGGGCCGTTATCCCTTCGGTGGCTGATGCCGGTCGTTCATAGCCGCGAGGAGCTGGAAGCGGTTGTAAAGAGTCTTTCGGAGCGTTCCTTTGCAGACGGCGTGCTCTGGGACATCCCGAAGGCGCGGCGTCGGGAGCAGGCTAAGAATCCGATGAAGCAACTGCGCATCGGCTTGGAAGGCGACTTGAAGGTACGCATGGCGGCTCAGATCAACCGCTACGTGGAGAAGTACGGCAAGCAATTGGGCTGGGACATCTTGATTCAGCGGCTAGAAAAACCATTCGAGGATGAACCGAGTGATGATCAGGCGTAAGAAGATCGGTCGCTGGCACATCGACAAGGAAGCGACTGCGGCGCGAGCCTTCACGGACAAGAAAAGCTACGTGGGCCAGCGGATACACCCGGAAACCGATCATCAATGCGTGTACCTGTTCGGCGATGACGTTACGCAGGTACGTCGGCGCATCTTTGACCGGGAACGCGGCCGCTGCTGGAATTGTGGAGCTTACTACGGTTGGGATTGGGGCGAGCTGCGGCACCTAGAAGGTGCCACACGATTGAGCATGGGCGCTATCCGAGGAGCGCAAAACTAACTAAGCCGTTGACCGAGGCGCAGATCCTTGGATTGGAGCCGCGATGACAAAAATCGTAAGCGGGGGAGTTGGGCGAGAGTACGAGTATTTGCCGCTGGAAACGCACACGGCGAATTCTCAGTGGCAATCGTGCAACTGCCTGAGCTGCCAGGACAAGAGGAGGCTGATTGAGTCCGCGCCGAGCGAAAAGGGGCCAATCGACTTCAAGACGTACCGGCGCAAAGACGAGAAATATTAGGGCGTCAGGGGCCGATTCAGCGCCTTGCCGATATTGCAAGCACGCCCGATGGTGGCACGGGCAAAAGGCAGAGGAAAGAAATGACGACGGACACGGATTCGAGCCGGTGAAACATGCGTAGACGCACAGCGGAAGAACTTCGCGCTCATCGGCTGTGGATGGCTCGGAGTCGCAGGCTAGGCCGTCCACGCGGAGATTGGCCCAAGGTGGTAGCGCAATACCTGGGACTGGCGCCAGGGCGCGCGCATAGCTGCTGGAGTCAGACGTACAGGCGAGTGGGCTGATGCACCCTAAGCAGGTGTTTTGGATCGGCGCAAAGGGCGGTCTTTGCGAAGAGAAACACTATCGGTGTATGCGGGATTCGGTGTGGCTTTTCCTTTGGCTGCTCCTGCGACAGACCGGAGTAAATGAGATTGGTGAAGGCGTCGTGAATTACGGTCATCCTATAACCCGGATGCAGATCCAAGACGACACCGGCTATCACGAGCGGCGGTTAGAGGATTGGATCGACCTTCTCCGCCGGACGGGTTACATCCGCACCGAATCGCGGAACAAAGAGGGGCTGATTTTCTTCGTCCAAAACGCCAAGGATAAGCAGAGGAAAAGCGGTGGAAAAGTGTTCCGCGCGGTAGTACTAGAATCCCGTAAATACGGGATGGTCAAAGCTTCACTATCCCGTAAAAACGGGACTGTCCCGCTAAAACGGGATAGTCAAAGTGTTATAATCAATGAGGTTAAGACTGTCCCGACTTCGCCTAATCCTAAAGACCTTTCTTATAGCAAGAAAGATGCGGCGGCAACCCCGGCCGCCGGAATTCCTTCGATCAAAAGCCTCGCAAAGTCAAAGGCGGTGCCGAAGGCTTACATCTCGCAGACCGAAGCGAAGGCTCGGGCTAAGAAGCAAATCGCTGACCTAGACCGTTGGTTGCATGAACATCCCACCGAGGTAGCACAAGCGTGACGACAAAATCAGAGCACCGAGCGTACATCCAATCTGAATCTTGGCAGCTTCGGCGCCGGGATTTTTTATCCGTGCACGATACTTGCTCCGAGTGCGGGATTGACAGACGTTACGCGGCGCATTTCTACGATCAGGATTTACACGTTCACCACAAGAACTATCAGCGAGTCGGTTGCGAACTGGACGAAGATTTAGAGCCACTTTGCCGCCGATGCCATGAGGTTCGCACGTTTGGGAAATCTAATTTGCCCGCAGCCCGGAAGTGTTTGCTGTGCTCCGCTTTCATTGTGGGAGAGCGAAATACGTGTGATTCCTGCGATGAGCTAGACCGACGAATCCAAGACTTAGCGGAAAGAGTGAGCATTCACCCTGGCAGATGGCGCGTAGCGATTGTCTGCATCATGCGCGAAGCCTTTCTTGAAGGTACTGTGACCCATTGGGATCAGGAACAATTTCCAGCATTTTTCAGGTTGGCTATGAAACTGGCGCTGGAGGTTCGTGACAGTGAAAAAGCCGCCTAGAGGGCGAGCGTGGGCAAGTTTGGAGGGTACCGGTGAGCGATCAAGAATGTTTTGATAAGGCAAAGCAGCGTGGAGATGCAACGTTCACGGTTGTGGGGCAGGATTTCACGGCACCCGCAACGATCTGTGAATGGATAAAACTGAACATCGAAACGGCACCGCCGGCGAAGCTGTATGCGGCGCTAGATCGAGCGATCACGATGAGAGCCCAACTTAACCGCAAGGCGGCTGATTGACGCGGTAAGCCGCAAAACGAAT